GAGATCGCCATTTCTTCCTTGCGCATCGCCTTTTGCAGCAGACGGATCGAGGTGCGAGAACGCTCATCCTCGAAGCCCTCGGCAGCGCTCACCGCCTCGAAGGTCAGTGCGGCTTCTTCGCCGAGCGTGACGTAGCTGGCGGCCTTGGAGGTCGCGTTAAGCGTCATCGCGCCCGAGCGCTGGCCTTCCGGCACCCAGCCCATCGCGTCGAAGCCCGAACCGAGCAGGCTGCTGACGACCTTCCAGTTCGTCGCCACGCCGCCCGAACCCTTCACGCGCGGGATCTTCTTGGACAGGATCGTGATGATCGGGTACAGGTTCTTCGCGGGCGCCTGCAGGTCATAGTTGACCAGGCCGGCCGCGGTGGTGACCGTGTTGCCCGCCTTCGCCAGCGGACCGTCCTTGTAGACGCCCTTGAGCATGCCAAGGGTGTCGGTGGTGATGTCATTGCTCATGGGTATCTCCAATGAAAAAGCCGCCAAGCGGCGGCTGGGGGTGAAACGAAAAAGCCACCCGCAGGTGGCTTGGTGGCTTGGGTGATGCTGGATTAGCGCCCGTGCGCGATCTTCATCAGCTTCAGGGTGGTGGCTTCATGGTCAACGCTGCCGTCCTTGCGCAGCACGGGGGTATCGTCCAATTTGTTCAGGGTCGCGTGGTCGGCGTCCACATCCTTGCTGATGACCTTCACGACGCCCTTGGGTGGCGTGGCCTTGGTCAGCAACTCGGCGTACTGGATCGAGACCTTCTCGAGCTTGCCGGCCAGTTCGTCGCGTTCGGCGCCTGCTTTGGCAAGACCTTCGTTCTCGGCTTGCAGCTTGGCGATCTCGACCTTGCTGGCGTCGAGCTCCGCGGTCGCTTTCTCCAGGTCGCTGAACGCGGCGCGCCACTTCTTGAACGCTTCGCTGGTGTCGGCGACGTCCATCGCCTTGACCAGATCGCCGCCGGCGGCCAGCAGCAGGATTTCGGACTCGTCGACCGGTGCGGCCTCGACCACTTCGTCGACCACTTCCGCCGGGGCAATCTTCGCGAGCAGCGATGCACGCTCTTCCTCGGTCAGGTTGCCGGCCCACTTCGCCAGCGCCTCGGTGTTGTCGGTCGTGGTGACGAACTTGCGCATTTCCTCCGCGCCATCGGACTTGATGACACTGAACTGCGCGTCGGGATTGCACGGCAGGTCCACCAGCGAATACTCGTAGGGATCGGCGGTGTACCGCTGCACGCCGTCCTCACCCTTCCACTTGCGGGCGTAGGAGCCGCCGATGCTGAACCCCGTGTAGCAGCCGGCCAGGGTCTTGTTCCATTCGTTGTCGTCCACGATCTTCGCCTCGACCTCGATGGCCTTGGCCACGTCATCGAAGGTGATCGACTTGGTGATGCCGGCGCAGACGTTGCCGTGCATGGCGCGCACGTTGCCCACGCTCTTGCCTTCGGTGGCCTTGGCGATGTCGCCGGACCACTTCTCGAAATGCGGCTTGGAGCTGTCGTAGTCGAAGACCTCGCCGCTACGGTCCAGCGCCTCATTCGCAATCACGCCGGTCACGGTGCGCTGCGCCTCGTCCACCTTGGTCAGTCGGGCAAAAATATGCATGTCACGCCTCCGGGTTGATTCGTTTGTATCGCGCGCCGCAGCGGCAATTGGGGTGAGCCAGCGGGGCGTCGTCGCCACTCTGGAAAGGTTGTTCCACGGGAACCCATGCCTGCGCCGCGTTCGCGCTACAGGTCGGGCAGATGCCCTCATCGTTCGAGAGCAGCCACTTCTTGAACTTCATGCCCACCTTGAGCGCACCGCGGTATCCGCCTTGGGATTGCGCGTTGTGCAGTTCGGTGGCCGCGATCAGTTGCGCGCGATCGCTGCTGAACGCGTAGGCGTCCTGCAGTGCGCTAGCGATGTCGTCCAGGTCAGACGTGGGGTCTTGCAGCAGCGTGGTGATCGTCTCGCGCACCATGTTGCGGGTGGCGTCGGCCAGTTTGCCGCCCGTGCCATCACTGGACAGCATCTCGGCGGCGTGTTCGCTGGCCCACTGGATCGCCTCGGGGTCTTTGCCGGCGAAGATCGACGCCACCTCTGCCTTGGCGGTCTCGGCCACCTCCGGGTCCATGGCGATGATGCGCGCCACTTCCTGCCGCACGCCGTTGTCCGCGATGGCTTGCAGCGTGTCGGTGTAGTCGTCCCATGCCAACGCCAGGCCGGAAGTATCCAGCGCCGTCGCGAAGTCGTCCGCGATCAGCGTGATTTCCTCGGGCGTGTAGTTGTTGCTGGGCTTGGGCGTGCCATCTGCTGCCTTGTTCAGGCTGCCGGCCTGCTTCACCGCGGCGTCGCGCACGATCTCAAGCGCCGCGCCAAAGGCTTCGGCCATCTTGGTCTGATTGCCGCTGGGCGGGCCTTCCGCACGCTTGGTCAGGCCGCCGTGGTCGTGCTTGGCGGCAGGCTTCGGCTTGCCCGGTTCGGGCTTGGCGGGCGGTTTCTTGCCACCCTTCGGCGGTTTGGCTGGATCACCGGGCTTGGTCTCACCGTTGGCCGCCGGGGCGATCACACCGACCGGCGGTGCTGGCGGCGGCTCGATCACGTCCTCCAGCGTCATCGCACCGGATGCCGTGAAGATCAGGTATGCATCGCCGCCCTCGTCGGTGATCGGGTCTTCGCCCAGCTTATTGCGAATCTCATTGATCGAATAGATGCCGGCTTTCTGGTACGTGGTCAGGATCGTGGCCTGCGCACCCGGATCGAGCGAATCCTCTTCGACCCAGCGGAATTGCAGGTCTGGACAACCAAGGTGCACCTGGATCAGGTGATCCATGACCTCCTTCACCCACACCATCAGCGGGGCCAAGCCCTCTTTCAGTGCCGCTTCCTGCTGTGTCTCGCTGGTGCTGCGGTTGATCTGCTTGATGAACGCGGTCGGCGGCAGGCTGAACGCGTAGCACACGACGCGCGCGAGCCATTCGTCGAACTCGTCCTTCAGCGGTGCATCCTTGACCGACTCGACCTTCGTGCCGCCGGGGACGAAGCGCACTTTGCGCTTGTAACCCTGGTCGCCTTCGATGACCGAATCCCAGTACGCCTGGAATTCCTTGATCTGCTGGCCGCTCCAGTCGATCGGCACCGAAGCGAACGCGGCCGGGATGTTGCCCTCGGTGAAATACTGCAGCTGGCTCGCCATGCGGCGCAGCGCGATGTTCACGGTCAGGATGATCTGCTCGACCGGGGAAAACCCGTAGACCTTGTGCACGCGCGGATTGCGCGGCGTGTACACCAGTTCGGCCGACGTGTAGTCGACCGCGGGAATGCCCTTGAGGATCTGCTGATACGCCGGCGATGGTGGCAGCGGTTGCCGGCCACCATCATCGATCAGCGGCTTGATCGTGGTGCCGTCGATCAGCTCGAAGCTGTACAGGTCGCCGTTGTTGCGCCGCCGTACGTAGATCGACGACGCATCCGTCACCATGACCTCTTCCATCAGCATGCGCAGCCAAGACTGCCAGCTGTGGATGCCATCGGGACGGGTCAGGAGTGCCGTGATCGCCTTCTCGCGCGGATCGTTGTCCACTTCCTTCGTGTCGTCCATGCTGGTGACGGACCACACCATCGACGCCATCTGGTCCTTGCGCGTCTCGATCGCCATGCGCACCAGGTCGCACCGGTCGGCCAGGGCGCGCAGCTGCTGGAAGCTGGTGAGTTCGGTGTTGCGCGGCGTGTAGGTGAGGTTGACGCCGACCGGATAGTCGAACTGCCGCCCGGCCGCGTCCTGCGCCACCGGCGTCACTGGCTGGTTGGGCGACATCCAGGTGTCAGGCGCGACACCGGCGATGGCATAGCGCACCGCGGTGGAGATACGGCTCAAGAATCCACTCTGGCGGGCAGCATTCGCCACCGGCGCAAGATTCGTCGTCTTGGCGCCACTGGGGATCTTCGGCATGCGTCAGGCCCGTTTGGATTCGTTGCGGTAGAAATCGAGGATGCCGGTGGTGCTCGGCTGTACAAATTCGCTGAACGCCCGACTCAGGCCGTCCACTTGATCGTCGTGAGCGCCGTTCGGGAAAACCCGCATTTCGGCAATCAGTGCATCGTTCCATGGAGCCCGCAACATCGACACGTTGCCGACGTTGACCTGGGCGGCGAATGGCTCCGCGCGCGTCACCTTGTCGCCGCTCTCGGGGCTGGTCTTGACCGTGTAGCCTTCCAACAACCGGACAAAGGACAAGACTTGCGACTTGCCGGCCTGTCCAGGGTCTTGCGGGATCGACACCTTGCAGCGTGTCCCGTCGCGAACGGCAGCGCCCTTGATGCCACGCTGCACGCCGTCCGGACCTTCCTGAAAGCGCGTGATGTCGCCGATGTAGTAGCGACCGGATTTACCGCGTCCCAGCTTGCCGCCGACTGTCCAGTCGGGATCCGCACCGGGTTTGGGCACGCTTGAGGCCAGGTCCCAGCCTCGAAACCATTCGATCTCGTCATCCAGCGGCAGCGCTTCGATCACGCCCATGTTGTCGGGCTTGAAGATGTTGCCCTCACCCGGTGCGGGTGCTTGCTGGTATTGCCCGGCGAACGTGTAGGGCGATGCACTGCGCATCCTGTGCAGGTCGGTGATCGAGTGCTTCTCGGGCCATAACGCGGCATCATCGCCAGAAATGGCAGGCAGGCAGACGTGATCCCATGTCTCGCCGTTGCAACCCGATAGCAGCCATCCCGCCAGGTCGCGTTCATGCAATCGCTGCATGATCAGGATGATCGGCGTATCCGGCCCGTTCTTGCGGCTCTCCAGCGTGTTCTGGAACCACTCGATGACGCCGTTGCGGATGACGTCGCTGCGGGCTTCATCGGCCTTGTGCGGGTCATCGATGATGATCGCGCCACCGAACCCGGGCCGGTGCTTGCCTGCGCCGTATCCGGTGATCGTGCCGCCGGCACCGACCGCGTAAACACATCCTCCTGCTGTCGTGCGCCATTCGTGCTTGGCGGCGCTGTCCTGCCGCAACTCGGTGTTGGGGAAGATGTCCCGGTACGCATCCGACTGCACCAGTTCACGGGTCTGCCACGCGTTCCCGGTTGCCAGTGCCCCTGAATAGCTGGTGTGAATGAATTCCGAGTCCGGGACCTTCCCCAGCGCCCAGGCCATGAAGTTCACCACCGCCAACTCCGTTTTGGAGTAGCGCGGCGGTATGTTGATGATCAGGCGCTTGCACTCGCCTCGATATACGCGTTCGAGGGCGGAACAGATCGCCAGGTGATGCGTGGCCCGTTGCCACCTGTATCCCTTGCGTTGCAGAAACATCCAGCGGCTGAATTCATACAGACTGCCGCGAGACAGGGCATTGGCGCCCTCGACCTCGGTTGGCGACAGTTCGTGCACGGTCAGTATTTCTCGACAGCCGACTGCGCCCCCCACAACAACTCTTTCTGAGTCAGGACGGGTAGCGGTGGCTTGACGGTGGTCGTCTGGTCAATGGTCTGCGGCGCCTTGCCGTAGCCACGATCCAGCAATTCCTTGGCGGCGGATACGCGAGCCGCGGGTGGCATTTCACCATTGCGCATGATCGACGCAAGCGCAGCGATGGCGTCCGTCGCATGAAGCTGCGCGGCAGCCTTGACATCGACCAACACCTTGTTGGGCGTTCCCTTGGTGCGCCCACCTGTTTTGCGTCCTGCTGCCATAGGTCTACTGCCGTCTATTTAAGACGGTGCCCTTGGTGGCGAGCCCGCGAATGGCGTCCAGCTGCCGATTGCATTGTTCCAGCGCCTGCTTGCGTGCATACGCGATGCCGACCAGGGTGCCGATGGTCCGGTCACTGGGCTGGGCGATCGGGCAGGCAATGGTCATCTCGGGCGGCACGGGAACGTAGACCTTCACGGTGTCGTGGACGATCTGCGGGATGACGGGCACCGGTGCGGTAGCGCAGCCGGTGAGGGCCATCGCGATCAGTAGGCTGGCACGGCATCGCATAGCTTGGCCTCCAGTTGCGTCTGGCATCCCTTCGACTTCACGGCATCGGCCAGCTTGGTGCGCCAGGCCGTATCGGCGGCCTGCTGCTTCGCCTGGTCCGTGTGCAGCTGTTGCAGCGCGGCATCGGCGTATGTCTTCTGTAGCGCGGCGTCCGCTTTGGCATTTTCGGCGGTCGCGTTCATCTGCAGGAAGATCGAGGCGTTCGCGGCGGCTTGTGCCTGATACCCGGCGATCTCGGTTTTCTGTGCAGTGATCACCTTGTCGTCTACCGCTTTCTGGCTGGTCGCGCCCATGTGGTGCAGGTAGAGACAGGCTCCAGCGATCAGGGCAAGGAAGATGCCGGCGCCGATCAGTTTGGCGTACAGGCCAGTAAGCATCAGACAGCCTCCAGTACCGGAACCGAGATCGACCGCGACAGCGTTTCGCCGGACGAATCCACTACCGATGCCGTGACAGTGCAGACACCGACAGCGGTGGGTGATAGCTGGAACTGGGCCACGCAGCCGGTGCGTTTACCGTCACCGATGCTCTGACCGGCAATCGTGAGGTTGTCCGGGGATGACACCACGCTCACCACCGATCCAAGCGTTCCTTGTGGTGCCAGCAGATCGCTGAAGTCCAGGCCATGGTTCACCAGGGCATCCGTCACGCTCAACGCTGGAACGGCTGGCAACATGTCAGTTCTCCAGCAGGACGGTTCGGCGTTCGGCTCGCAGCAACACCAGCCGACCCGGGGCGAAGGTGAGGAACCCGGCGTGTGGCCGCATGGTTCCGGGGGTAAGGGTTACCGGCTGCCCGGTCAGACCGAGATCCGCAACGCAGCTCATGGCACCGACGGCGGGCTGTGCCGGCTGGCCCGTGAGGGCGCACAGGATGGCGGCACCGACTTCGCCGGCACTGGCTGTCATCGACAAGCCGGACAGGGCCACGGTGACGTTCTGGCCAGCCGTGGCCGTCATCGCGCCCTGCGCGGTTGCCAATGCCTGCCCCGTCAGGGCTTGCGCTTGCTGCGGGGCAAGGCTGCCGGTAGCGGCGGTGATCGACTGGCCCGACAGCGCGACATGCACGCCCGAGGATTGCGGGGTGATTGTGCCTTGCGCTGCCGTTGCCGCTTGCCCGGTCAACCCGAGCTGCGCCTGCACACCGAGCGCGCCGGCACCGGCCGTCAAGGCTTGCCCGGACAGTGCGGTGACCGTGCCGATCGCCGTGGTCGCCGCCAGGCCCGTGAGCGCAGCGCCCGCACTCGGCGCGACGCTTCCCTGCCCGGCCGTGACCGCTTGGCCGGTGAGTGCGACCGTGACCGGGCTCAGGCCGGCATTGATCTGATCCGCGGTGAGGCTGGTCAGATACGATGAACCCAAGGAGCCTGACGCGTTGTAAAGCTGGAACGAGACCGTGGCGGGGCTGGCCGTGGTGTCAACCGTTACGACGCCGGCGTTGCTGTTCGCCGGCATGCCGCCGTACTTCCAGAATACGGGGCCGTTGACCGGATCGGCCGCAAGCGACACGGGTGGTAAATTGGATGA